GGTTGGAATTGTAGTTGATGCAGTAACATTTCCTGTACCATTAGCGTACATATAACCAGTTAAACCAGTTACCGCTAAATTGGCGGTTGTTAAATTGGTAAAAGATTCAGATGTTGAACCCGGAACTTTCTCCCAAACCCCACCAGTAAATATAGCCCAATCACCTACATTCCACCCTGAAACTCCATTTAATGTAGTATTTCCAGCAACAGACACTACATAATAATACCCTTGAGTACCTACGCTTGATGTTAATGTTGGCGTATTTGTTGATGCGTTCCAAGTCCCTTGATAGGTTGGGGCATTGATAGGCTGAGTGGATATTGCTGTGATTTGACCTTGCGGATTAATAGTTAACACAGGAATTACAGATGCATTTCCGTAAGTACCAGAGGTAACACCTGTATTAGCTATTGAAATCGTTGTTGCCACAGAACCATTAAATGACCCTGTATTTAATCCAGTTCCGAATGTTAAAGGATAATTAGTATCGGATGTAATGATTCCACTACCACCTAAAGAAACATTAATACCATTAAAGGTAACGCTTGAATTAGTTAAACCTGAATTAGGAATGGTTGTTTGTGCTAATAATCCTGATGAACCATTTGAATATATATAACCAGTGTAATTACTTAAGGTAACTAAATTATTGGTTGATAAAGTAGTAAAATATGCTTTTGCAGGTGTTAATTGACCTATATTTGTATTGTCTATCTCACCACTTTGAATGGTTGCCGAAATGGTTGTCAGTGAATTTAAACTTGCTAATCCGGTTGTAGATAAAGTGGTAAATGCACCAGTTGAAGGAGTTACATTCCCTATTGGCGTACCATTTAAATCATTCATTACAATAGATGTACCAATAATAGAACCACCTGTTATTGATACATTATTTGCATTTTGAGTAGATAAAGTTCCTAATCCTGTTATAGATGTATTAGGGATAGTTAATGATGCAGTTAAAGAGCCAGAACCATTACCATATAAATAGCCTGTGTAATTATTTAATGTAACCGCCCCTGATGCAGATAAAGTCGTAAAAGCACCTGTACTTGGGGTAATGTTTCCAACAGGCGTGTTATTTAATGAATTAAGGTTTAAGTTTACGCCTGAGATTGATCCACCAGTAATCGTTGCGTTACTGCTTGTTAAATTAGATATATTTCCAGTTGATGCAACTAAATTAGTAAAATCACCTGTAGATGGCGTAATCGAACCTATAGATACATTATTTATTGAGCCACCCGTTATAACCGCATTAGAAGTAGATAATCCAAATAAACTAGCGTTACCTGTAGTGTTTAAGGTAGTAAAATATGCAGATGAAGGAGTTATATTGCCAATTTCAGTATTGTTTAAACTTGTACCTGTAATTAACCCTAAATTTGCACTTTGAGAGGTTAGCGAGGTAAAACTTCCTGAACTTGGAGTAATATTCCCAATAGGGGTGTTATTTAAATTGTCTAAAGTTAAATTAATCCCCGATATTGTTCCCCCTGTAATCGATACAGAATTAAAATTCTGTGATGCCATTGTTCCTAACCCACTTATTTGGCTACTTGAAACTTGTATGGGAATAGAATTAATTGAGGTTATTTGCCCTTGAGCATTAGTATTTAAAATTAATGAGTTTGAACTGCTACCATAAGAACCTGCAACAACACCAGTATTTGCTATTGATAGTGTAGATGCTGAACTTCCATTAAAAGAATTTCCTGTTAATCCAGTACCAACATTCAAAGAAAAAGGAGTAGATGCTGTAACAACGCCATTACCACCTAAAGATATAGGAATTCCATTAATAGTAATAGAACTATAATCTAAGGCTGAATTAGGGATTGAGGTTAATGTATTTAATGCCCCACTAATTGTTTTGTTTGTTAATGTCTGAATTGTTGATAAAGTTGCTATAACAGTTTCATCTATTGATGCGGTTACAGGAGCAGAACCATTAAAAGTACCACCTAAAATACCAGTTCCAAAAGTTAAAGCATTAGGTAATATGCTTGAAGAAACTAAAGTGTCTACATAACTTTTATTGGTTATATCTGTAGGATTAACAGGAGAATTGGTTATTTGACCTGTAGTAGCGGATACATTTAAAAAAGCACCATTATAGGTAGGGTTTTCTAATTGATAAACCTGAACAAAGTTAGCGTTTGTACCAGCAGTAATTAAGTTTGCTACATAATCCCCTGCGTTCCATGCTCTAGCAATCGTACCTTCTTGACCACGAATAACAGTTAAAGTATCCCCTACTCGATTAGTACACCATACGATTTCAGTTAATAAAGGATTGGTAGCACTTACTAAGGTTAATTGTAAGACTTGATTTATTGAGGGTACAGGGAAAGTAGAGCCTGTATTATAAGCTACCAATATCTGAGTATCAGTAGCCTGAATTGGTAAAGCTAGGCTTGTTTGAGCCTCGTTTGCAAATATAAATACAGGCATAACTTCCTCATTTTAACTGATGATTGCGTAAGTATCGTTTACTGCTCCAGTAAATTGTACTGTAGTTACAGGAAAGTTCAACACATAAACAATCTGACCTGTTTCAGAATATGTGGGAGTTACTGCTGGATAAAATGTTGCCCCATTATCAAAAGAGAACTGAATTGCTCTTGAGCCTGATGCTGAATTTAAAACCAAAGATGCAGGCATTGGAGCATTAGGTAAAGTTACCTGTGCTGTGGTTGAGATAAGCGTACCTGTTATTGGAGATCCGTAATTGTAAGCCATAATTTAATCCTTAATAAAGTTCTGACCAAAATGTAATATTATTTATTTGGCTAACAAGCTGATATGAGCCACCGGGTGGAACTATTGCGCTACAAGTTTGATTTCCGACATATCCACTTGCGTAAAAAGCTCCTACAGCAACCCCTTCAACATAAAATGTATAACCATCTGCGCCACCACTTAAATTTACACAAACATTTACTTGTATAGGTCTACTATTGTTATTTGTGTAAACAGTATTGTTTGATCTTGATCCTGTTACATTATGCCAACTTTGACCTGTTCCAATAGCATAATTAGAATATATGTTCCATCCACCATTATTTTGACTAACAATCGCATTTCCATTTACAGTAGGTGTACCTGTTAAATTAGGTTGATAAATAGGAGCATAATTAGCCAAGTTATTCTGAACATAAGCTGTAGTAGCTATTTCTGTCGAATTATTATTAATTGCAGGAGTAGGAGCAGTAGGCGTTCCTGTAAATGCAGGGCTTAAAAGCGTTGCATAAGGGCTTAAGTTTACAGCTATATCTGTTAATACCCATGAATTAAGGGTAGATGAGTAAATAAGCGTTAGAGGATAACCAGCTAAAGGAATATCCCCTGCAATCAAAGGACTATTGTTGCCTTTAATAATTGGTAATGCTGCGGTTACAGTTGAACCTAAAGTAAGTTGTAATGTTGCAGGGCCGGTATTTGCTCCACTTGCAAAAACTACAATCTGTAAACCATTAGGGATAGTTGTAAAGTTTGAGGGAATAGTCGCTGTTAAAGCGTTTACAGTACCACCTGCAGTTGCAAGTCCATAATAGTTGTCTTGCCATTGATCTGCCTGAACAAGATTTTCCATAACATAGGCAGTATCGTAATTTCCTACAATATCATTAAGGTTAAAAGGTTGAGCAGTTGTACCTTCTTGACCACGAATGATGGTTAAAGTATCTCCTGATCTAAAGGTGCAAAGACAAATCTCATAGTTAGCGGGGTTTGTTGCCGAGGTTAAAGTTACTGTAAACCATGAAACACCAGTTACAGGCGTAGGAAAAAGACTGCCTGTGCCAGCAGAAACAGTAATAGTCGTCTGCGTACTCGTTATTGCAGAGGCTAGGGTTGTCTTAGCGTTGTTGGCGTATAGTTGTAGCATGGTTTCTCCTTAAACCGATTGTACCTAATAAACCACTACATATGTATATTGAAAAGGCAAATTTAATGCACCAGATTGAACTGCCGCTTGAAATATAGGAGCCAAGGTAATATTAGGTATTGTGATCGTTATTACAGCACCAGAATAAGCAACACTAATCTCATAAGTGTTATCTATCGTAAAATCTTTCCCATTTTGACCATATAAAAAGCGTTTTACCCGTCTTTTAAGCCAATTACAGGTAAATTGAAAGCCATCACCCCTATATAGATTCCAAGTCAAAATACGCTGAAAATAATCGTCTGTAACTGTATAAAAGGTATTTGGATTGTTTTCTAAGTCCTGATTGTAAGCCTCGGTATCATAGGGAATAGTGTTATATACCCCTTGATTAGAAAAAGTAGAGCCTACAGGTAAGGTTGGGCGTTTGTAACCATATAGATTATCCGCTACCCAATCTAATAAAAGACCTGATAATCCGGTATAAATAGGCAAATTTAAATTATTTATCGTGGTTAAATTGGTATTTGATATATTGTTATATGCGGTAAAAAATGCCTGAATATCTGAATCATCAGCATACTGTTCGTAAGGATAAGCAGGTAGCGTTTGAGTTAGCATATTAGCCCTGTGTTATCGTAATTTGAGATGAACTCGTTGAAAAATAGCTTTCAGGATCGCCATAAATCAAAAGGCTATTTGTCGCTGGAGATGTAGGAATACCATTAATCGTTACTGTTGTCAGCAATTTACTAATTAATTGAGGGTTTAAAATGCTCGATACTGCGTTTTGAAAGGCATCCTCAAGGTAATAAGTGTTAATAGGCTGTCCTACAGGGATTGTATTAATGTAATTAGCTATCGCAGGTTGGGCTAATTGAGCCACCGCAGTAGGGCTAATAAGGTTAGTTGAAATAGTATTCCAAGTTACCGATACAGTTACAGTTTGAACTGGGGGATTAACAAAAGTAATCGAGTAAGTATCAGGATAATTGTTCAATGAAACAGTAATATTTCGTAGATTAGGGGTAACAACTCCGCCTGAAATGTACGCAGGGAAAGCAGTTGTGCTAACCCCAATACTAAAAGTCGTTTCACTTAACACTGTAATCGTATAAGTCCCATTATAATTAGTCGGATTAACCCCTGATATTGTTACAACTTGACCTGTAGAATACCCATGATTTAAATCAACAGTAACCACCCCCGGATTAGCTTGAGTGATGCTCGTTACCGATAAAACAGAACCTGTAAGCATGGAAATATCAGGAACAGATTGGTAAATAGCGTTAGCAATCTGGTAAGGATCGCCACCACCACATATCACTTCCCACTGATTTACGCCTACATTTCGTATATCTACAAGGTAAGGTTGTACCCCTGAGACCTTTTCTAACTGAGTTTTAATAAAGGTTGGTGTACCTTGAGCAGTTGCTTGCCCTGCTTGAATAACCTGAGCCTGATATTGAGAGATGGTTTGCGCTGATGTTCCGGGGATACCATTAGAAGGGTTGGTTACAGTCAAAGTTACCCCAGATGGAACCGAAGTAATGACCTGAGTTACAGTACCTGCTGGAACCGCAAAAGAACCTGAATTTACCGCCAAACAATATAACTGCGCTGACTGACCTGATGCGGATATAATGCCACCATCCTGAACTGTATATTGATTGGTTCCATCTGACACAGTAAATCCTACATTAATTACAAATCCGGGCGTTCCTGAAAACACCACATAAACCGAAGTATTTGAGCCTACCCCTTGTTGAATCCCATACATTTGACCTAAAGCATAAAGAATAAAAGGATTGGCAGTTGTGGCACTAATTGAATTTACTAAGTCTACATAGGCTTGATCTTGAATTACAGCCGCACCTGTAGCCGTTGATGCCATATCCTCAATAAGGGAGCCGGGAAGATTGGCAGTTAATCCGGGAGATAATGCAGTCGCATCAGCTACGATATTGTCTCGTATCGTAGTTGGGCTATCGGGAATTGCACCTGCGGTTGTAATTGTTGCCATAAATCACCTTATGTGTAAACTGGGGTTTGTATCTGCGTGCCATTTAAAAAGGTCGCATAGATATAATAAGTCGGGGTTGTAGTTCCTTGTGCCTTGCTCACTAATAATTGAGCGAAATAAGGAGCGTATTGTTGTTGTGTTCTAGATACCGCAATATCAGGAGCAATCTGTGTTTGTACTGATTGATAGGCAGGTATTCCATAGGTCGAGTAAAAAGGCGATTCCCCTTGAATCAATCTTAATGTTTGGGTAAGAGTAGCCAGCCAAATATAACTTGTTTCAGTTATCTCAGACCAAACACCATTAGAATCCTTGCCATATGTCCGCATTAAACCACTCCACCAGAATTACCAGTACCCGGCTGTACGCCACTATGTTCATGGAGCAAGAAGTTTCTGCCGTTAATAGTAACAGTTCCCTCTAAATCCACACCAGATGAACTAATTGTAATTGAATTACCCCCTACTTGTAACTTAATCGTACCACCTGAATTAATTGTAAGACCTGATGGAGTAAGGGTAAATGTAGTAGAACTTCCTGTATCCCTTAAAACAACTCCATTAGGGCCATATATCGTTACAGCATTAGGATCTACTGTTGTCCAGTTAAGATTACCTATCGGAACGAATACAAGCGCACCAAGGTTTCCTACGCCTGCTAAAGGAGCCAATCCTTCACCAAGACCTGTTATCCCGCCCAATCTTACGCTTGCTGAGATACAAAATCCTTTATCGCCTACCTGAACGGGGATGCGAATATATTGAGAGCCTATTATAGGGCAAGTTACTGTAGGGATTGTTAATTCTGTAGATACTTCAAAAGTAACAGTAACAATTTGACCTTCTACTTTTACTACTGAGCAAGGTAATGCTAAACCTTGATTCTCTTGATATTTATAAAGTTTATCATCAAAAAAGTTATTAATATTATTCGCAAAAGGGCGTTTTTGACTTTGACTCATGCTGGCTGTATTCCGTTTGATAGTTGATAAGGCGCAACCATATCAATTACTGTAACCCAAGAATTAGCATCCGCTTGCCTAAAATTACCCACATGACGAACTTGGGATACATAAAAGTT